CTGATGGGCCTACACCACCTTCTCCTCCAGTCCCGCCGTCACCCCCGGTGCCTCCTTGGCCACCATCTCCACCAGCACCACCATTATAAGTAGCACCCGCTTCGTTGAGTAGACTATTGAAGGACTTTGCTTCCCATCTTCCCGCTGATGCGTTCCAATAGAGAACATTGTTAACNCCTTTAGCGGCTGTTACATCGCCTAAGTCGTTTAATAATGTGTCGTTAGTTGNGTCGTCTAACGCTTCAATTTCAACACCAATTAGTGGATTTGTTAATTCTAATGTTGCTGTTTTTTTGTTTAATGTGCCATCACCAAGCGTCATTTCGAATTTAACATCTCTATGATTAGCGACAGTTGTTGATGGGTCTATAACAAATGAATCATTGATAAGAACATCTTTTAGGTGATTGACTGAATTATGACTAGCAGATGTTGATTCAAAATCAGCAATATTATTATCTGTTAATTCAGCAGGTCCTAGAATAGGTCCTTCAGAGACGGGCATCTTAATACTTTGAACAACAACTTCAGCGTCAAGTCCACTTGGGCTTTGTCCTTGGTCGAATTGAGTATTTGACATCCCAACGTGTCCGTAGATAATTGGAATAATGTTCTTAGGCATTTGATAACCCATATCAATACCATCAGCAATCTTTAATGCGTTTTCTTCCGATGTTTTTTTGGAGACAGTAGATAACAAACTACTAATACCGTAATTATCCGCAAAATGCCCTATTTTAGATTTTTGAATTTGTTGTGCAAGTGTTGTCTTAATGAACCCTGCTAAATCCTTACCTTCCCAACTCTCATTAAACATATTTTATATTTCCAATTTTCTAGCACTTGGTCTATCTAATCTCTCTGAACCAAGGCTTGGGGTTAAAGTAAATGAAATTGTTGATGGGTTTAATTCATCAACTGATTTGATGTAGAATACTTGAGGAATAATTAACGCTGTTATGTTATAGAAAAAACGCTGTCTTCTTATACGAAGACCACGATAATCCATAAGACCAAATCCTGATGTTGCTGATGCCCAACCTGATATGTCCCATAAACTATCGGCTGCTAATTTAAGTTTAGGTTCTGCAACACTACCTGTTAAATCACAACTAATACCTGATACTTCGAAGTCTAGTCTATCAAATGTATGTGAAGCACCATCAATCCAAGTTGCTTGAAGTGGAACATATGAACCTGATACTTGATTGTGTTCTGTCGAAACATAAACACTTGATGAACCACCAATTGAAGTAAAGTCAAATTCTAATAATTGTATAGTGCCTTCAGTAACAAGTTTTTGTGATTGTATAGTAGGAGTTGTCATTCGCCAAACACCTCAATCATACTCGCGGTGACTGTTCTTAATTCGTTACTTGTCATATTGACTTCAAATGATTCTAAATAATATGTGCCTGCTAAGTCTAATAATTCATTAACAGCAATTGAAATAGCAACACCATCATCGTGTCTTGCTTCATAAAAAGCAATTAAAGTTGTTGCTTCACTTGTTGACAAATGTTCCTGAACAACAGATAGTTTTCTTCTGCCGGCATATGGACCCCAAGAACTTCTCTGAATATATCCATCACCAAACTCAACTAATCTGTGTCTTGGCTCTGATGAATAACTTGTTTGTAAACTTAATTTTGTTTGATATGGTAATGCTGATGCCATTAGATAAGTCCTCCATAGCCTTGATTCTGTCGTAATAATTTAGTAGCAACTTGCATTGATATACCTTCGATATATTGCTTCATTGCTTTGCCTTGCATCTGACCACTACCATCTACATCAACATTACTGATGTGAAAATTGATATTGGCATTTGCTGTAGAGGCTCCCATTCTACTCATAGATGAAGATACACCAGAACCACCAACTTGTGATAGTGCTGATTTGAATGGTGTTATCTTTGCTGGACCACTAATAAGTTCTGGTCCTTCTTCACCAACAATACCAAGTTTACCAGATGGTAGAATACCACCGTCAGCAAATCCAGGTATCTTAGATGCTATCCAATCACCAGCGGCTGAGAAGCCACCTGTAACTTTACCTTTAACTCCTGCACCAAATTCTTTAATCTTTGTTAAGCCTTCTGAAATGAAATCAATCATTCCGCTAATCTTATCAACAACAACTGCAATGATATCAATAACTTTTTGAATTGCTGGAACAACTGTTTCTGTCATTGTAGTTCCAATTGCTTCAAACACAGTTCCCATTGCTGGACCAATCGTGTCTACTAATGGACCTAATGCTTCTGCTACCTTGACGATAATATCGAATGCTACTGATAATGCTGGTGATAGAATGTTTGTCCAAATAGAACCAATCAATTCAAAGATTGGGGCTGCCTTGTCCATATTGTCCATCAATAGCATAATACCATCAACAACGAATGTAAGTGCTTCTCCAAGTTTCTCACCTAACATAATTGCTAAGTCTTCATTCTCTACCAAGAAGTCACTCATTTTGTTAGCGGCATCATTCATAGCCGCTGATAGTCCACCTTCACCAACAGCGATTAAGGCATTATTAGCCGCAATGCCCATATTAGATAATGATGTTGATAAGTTCTTTGATGCTGTTTCCATACCACCACCAAACTTCTCGTTCATTCCTTCAAGTAGAGCATCTTTAATCTGTGCGGCACCCTCTGCTGTTTTACCAAACTCTGCTATCTCTAATCTAGCAATACCTAGTTTATCTTCTAGGATTGTAAATGCTGGAATACCTCTATCTGCTAATCTGTTTAATTCTTCAAGTCCTAAACCACCAGATGTTGTTCTACTGAACAAGTCTGTGATTGCTTCTAAAGAACCAACTTTGTCTGTTGTAATAGATGCGGCATCACCAAATGATGTTAATAGTTCTAATGTTGGTTCAACACCCGATGACTTCAATTTAATGAAAGTATTCGTTAGTGTTTCAATATCGAATGGTGTGCTTGTCGCAAAGTCGTTAATAAACTTCCAAGCGTCTTCGGCACCATCTGCTGAACCCGTAACTGTTGCTAGGGTTGTCTTTAAGTCTTCTGCCCTTGAACTTGCTTCAGCGACAGATTTACCAAACATCGTTAAACCACCAACAGTAATTGCACCTGCTAGTAGTCCTTTCATCTTGCTGAATGAGCCAGATGTTTTCTTAATGCTCTTGTCTACTTTGTCGAATTGCTTATCAAGTTTTCCGACCTTCTTATTAAGAGGACCGAGAGAAGATTTCATTCCATCTAAAACTTTAGATGCTTTGTCGAGGGCTCTAATCTCAATTTCAATTTTAGCGTTTGCCATGCATTTTGCTCCTCTTATCTTTTAACTTTAGATATTCACCCCAACCAACGAACTCGGATGCTGACATTTCCATAATCTCATCTACGGTCTTATGTAAATGTTCTGCTAACTGATACAAGAAGTATACGTCAGCATCCTTGTTTAGTTTCCCGCTATATCTTCCGCTTCTGGTTCAGAATTGAGAATATGTGTAGCAACTCTCGTTACAACATCGGGGTCAACATTATTCATCAAATCAAATTTATCTGCTGGTGCAAACATCCTTGACTTATCTTCATTTAACGCTCTACTCATTAACACCATTACCAATGCTTCAGCAATTTTGTTATCTCTGTATAGCGCCACAACTTCTTCCGTTTGCTTTAAGTTAGCAGAAGACTTGAAATAAATTTTAGTGTTGTCCCATTCAGGCACATCAATCCATTCTAGTTTATCTGTTAACTTTGTCTTAAAATGCACTTTCGCATTGTTAATTACACTCATTGTAGGCTCCTGTGTGTTATTAAGTTATTACTAGTTCACCTGAACCAGTTAAGTCTAGTGACATCGTAACTAGGTCTGCAACTGATACATCTACTGCTGTTGATGTAATAACTGCTGAACCAGTGTAAGTATTACCTGATGTGCCGTCAGTTAAAACAACTGCAACTGCTGAACCATCGATGTAACCAGCGATTGTTTGTGTATCTGAAAAATAGATTTCTACTGTTCCTGTCCACGATTGTAGAGAACCTTCGAATGTCTTCCATCCACCTGTTCCCATGGCTGTGGTTTCTAATGTGTCTGTTTCGATTGAAACATTCCACGATTGAACAACGCCCGTTACGGCACTTCCGTCTAGTGTGACTGTGCCATCTTTACCTTTTAATATTGCCATAATATGTCTCCATTGTTATATTATTATTTGTCTAAATCACCTTTAGGGTGAATATACTCAATTCGCACTACCATTTGAATAGCACCTAACGGAAATATAACACCTTCATCAGTGTTAATCTCTGTCACCATCGTATCCGAAGCATACCCACCGCGAGTCACATCTTCATACAATTTCTGTTCTAACTCGTCACACAATTTGTTTCTTGCTGTGTCAAGGTATTTACCTTTTACGAAACCAGTTAGAATATATTCTATTGTTCCCTGTCTTTCAGTTGTAGTGAGGTCTGTCTTTATTTCACTACCAGTCGTTATCAGAACTGCGGGAAACTGTGCATCACTTAGTTCGTCAATTTCGAACATATCCCGTGATACTAATTTTGTCATCTTTATTGCCTTGATTGCTTTCTCAACATCTTTGGCTATTTGTTCTCTGTAACTTGTTTTTATATCGCTCATATGTTTCTCTCAAAAGTGGTCTTAAAAGCAGTCTCAATCTGACCCATCTCACTTGTTTTAACACCAAAGAATGGTCTACTCTTTTGATTAAATTTTGCTTTCTTTTCTTCTTCTTTTCTCTTAAAGCCAACTATGACTTTATTCGTTGAAACTCTACTAACATCCATACTAGATAACATTCTACCAGAGAAGTTTAAATCTGGTTTAGTGCTTCTACCTTTTGCTTTTCTGAAATCTCTATAACTGTTGTTATATCTCTTAAAAGCACCATTCAATCCAACGCCTCTTGCTGTTCGATTGATTATTAATTCTTTGGTTTTCTCACCTGCTCTATTTAGAGCCTTGGGAATTGCCCTCGCAATATTGTTGCTAAGCCTGTCTAATTGGGCTTTTGCTTTTCTTGTATCAATCGTTACTTTTGCCACTATCTTGCAAGCCTTCTTGTATGAATAATACGCTTTTCTGTGTCTTGTATAACACTATCTGAGTTCGCATCATATTCAATACCATCACGCAAGATTGAAGTAAATTCTTCTTCATACTTTTTGTGATAATGGTTCATCATTACTTGAAATTTATCTTCATCACCTTCAGCATTCCATTTGGTTAACTGTGGTAATGCATATTCTGAAAGAACACGATACACTGCACAACGGGTGAATTGTGATTCTGTTAGTTTAGTTGAATCCATTTCAGTTCCTGTGTATGGGGCTTTTGGCCACCATTCATCACGGATTTTACGTAACACATCTGCTTCTGCTTTTGCGTGTTCTGAAGTAAATTCATCAATTCCGTATTGTAGAATTTCTGGTTGATATACCAGTAAGTCACTATCTGTTGACATTGCCATATGCGTTCTCCTATATTGAGTTGAAATATGAGGGCATTTCTGCCCTCATATATTATAATCTTAAGTTAAGATTATGATTCGTCAATAATTAGAACACCACGAGTAGCGTCAATTGTTGCACAACCAAAGGCTGCTGATGCAACTACATCAAAACCAACTGCTGCCGCTCTACGCTCAACTTCTAGGTTAATACCACCAGAGATAGCACCTCTCATAGCATCGCCAGAGAATACAGCCATCTTAGGATTGTGAGTGCCTGCGATTTGCGTGTTGTTCAAGTATGAACTAACGAAGCAATTAACGCCTGCAATCTTACCAAAGAAACCGTTTCTCATTGCTGATGTTTGGAAATCACCACCGGCAAATGCCGCGTTACCTACAGCACCCATTAAGTGTGCGTAAGCATCTGTAGAGATAATACCAAATAACTCACCAGTCTCACCATTGCCACGGATTGTTGCTACAGCCGCGAAAACTTCATCAAGGTCTAAATTACCTGATGCGATTTCTTGTTCTGTAAGTGAACCCATTGCTGATGTTACTGTTGTGTCTACTGATTTAGCAACTGCGTTACCTAAAATACGACCAATTTCTGATGGGTCTACGCCACCTAGGTCTCTTAACACAGAACGAGCCGCGTGAAGGTCTAGAGTGATTTCGTTTTTAGTATCAGAAGGAAGTGTTGCGTCTAGGTCTACACCTGTTGACGCTTCTGCTGATAATACTGTTGCCGCAACTGCGCCCATTACGGGAACTTGTGCTTTCATTGAACCTGCTGGAACATTTACCATAGGAACGATGCCACCTGCTAGATATAGCGATGACTCTTGCGCGGCATATACTGTCGCGGCTTTTGTGTTTACCATCAATGCATCTAAGTTGATGCCTGATAGATATGCTGAATTTGCCATATGAATGACTCCTTATATTAATAGTTTGTTAACTTACCAGCATTCATCCATTCTTTGTAAGTCTTTCTGTCTGCTGGGTTAGTCATATCTAATTTAGATACATCTAACTTCTCTGTTTTAATAGTTCCGCCAACGCTACTTGTAGAACCTGTGCCTGATTGGCTAGGTGCCGCAAAGTGTGGGTTAGTAGTAAGAAATTCAGATACCAAGTCTTTTACTTGCATTTGAGAACCGTTATCTAAATAAGCAGGTGTGCCGTTTTCATCGACAACTTCTGCTTCTCCTTGTTCGTTCAAACGAACTCGATTCTTAAGCAAGTCAGCAACTTGGGTAGGTGCAACTGATTTTAATGAAGCGGCTGAATTCAATATTGCTCCATCTACTTTCTCTCGTTTTAGTGTATTTTCTAAATCACCAATACGATTTTGAAACTTCTCTGCTTGTTCTTTAATTATCTTATCGAACTCGCCTCTCTGTTTCTGTTGTTCCACCTTACGCTCTTCCTCTTGTGTCTGCCAATTTTTGTATTGGTCAACATCGATACCATCAAACTTTTTACGCTCTCTACTGATACGGTCTGCGACTATACGATTAACTTCTTCTTGTGAAAAGCCCTTACTTTCTTTACTATCCAGAGTATTAGATTGTGGAGCCTCTGTTGCTTCCATTTCCTGATTGATATTATCTTCAGTATTCATTTTAATTTCCTCATTGAGTGATACCTTGCTAGGCAAGTTTAATTGTTTACGTAAACAATCGTTTACAATATGTATTTATGCTCCCAGGAATATCATAATATATAATGATAAAATTTAATCGTTTTATTTTTCTTTTGTATGATTTTAACGAAAAACCATCAAAAACTTGACAGATATCGGTTCTGTGTTATAATATATGTATATTCAATAAAAAAGGAGTTAAAGTTATGAAAAATTTAATAGAGTATTACGAA